TTCAATCATGAAGGGTGGGACATTGATTAAAACATTTCTTTATTTTGTGAAACATATTTGAATTTATTTATTAAGTTTGCCAAAACGAAAATGAAACAAAATGGCACACTCTAAAAAAAAGGAACAAAAGCGAACCGAAATCACAAAGGAACAATTATTAAAACAGTTGGAACAAAACATGGGAAATGTAACGTTGGCATGTCATTTTGGGAAATGTTCACGTTCGACGTTTTATCGTTATTACAAAAGCGACGAAGCGTTTGCAAAACAAGTGGACGACATTACGGAAATTGCAATTGACATTTGCGAATCCGAATTGTGGAAACAAATCAAAGACGGAAACGTTCCGTGCATTTTATTCTATTTAAAAACAAAAGGAAAAAAACGTGGTTATGTTGAACGTCAAGAATTAACCGGCATGGACGGCAAACCAATTAATTGGGTTGAAACAAAAACATATGCGGCCAATGGAATTGTCAATAAAGCAAACGACGGCAATTGATTATTTAGAAGACGCACACACCAACGTTGTTTTATTTGGCGGCGGTGCGGGTGGCGGCAAATCAATGTTGGGCGCATATTGGGTTTTGAAACAATGTTTGAAATATCCGGAAACCCGTTATGTCATAGGACGTTCACGATTAAAGAATTTAAAAGAAACAACATTGCGTTCGTTATTCGAAGTTTGTCAAATGCAAGGATTGACGGCCAATGTAGATTTCACATATAACGAAACCAAATCGTTAATCACAATTCACGCGACACAATCCGAAATCATATTAAAGGATTTGTTTCACTATCCAAGCGACCCAAATTTTGATTCGTTGGGTTCAATGAATATCACCGGCGCGTTTATTGACGAAGCAACGGAAATCACACCAATGGCGTTCAATGTTATTCAATCACGAATCCGTTACAAGTTAGACGAAAACAATCTATATCCAAAATTATTGTTAACATGCAATCCGTCGAAAGGTTGGATTTATTCGGAGTTTTACAAAAAGCATAGGGACGGGACAATGGACGAAAACAAAAAGTTTGTTCAATCATTAGTGACGGACAACCCGCATATTTCAAAACACTATATTAAACAATTGCAGCAATTGGACGTGTTGAATCAAAAACGTTTGTTGTTTGGCGATTGGGAATATTCGGACGAAGACACACAATTGTTTTCCATTGACGCGTTGAACGATATGTTCACAAACAATTTTGTTTCAAGCGTTGGCGCGAAATTTATTTCGGTTGACGTTGCGCGTTATGGCCGTGACATGTCCGTGATTTGTTTGTGGCATGGTTGGCGTGTTGAATCAATTAAAACATTGGACAAAAATTCCATTGACGAATTGGCAACGATTGTTGATAAGATAGCAAAAGACAACAACGTTCAACGTTCAAACATTGTCGCCGATTCGGACGGGGTTGGTGGCGGGTTCGTTGATATATTGAAGGGCTGCAAATCATTTGTCAATAATGCAAAGGCAATGGACAATGAGAATTTCCGAAACTTAAAAACGCAATGTTATTATAAGTTCGCGCAAAAAGTTATGAATGGACAAGTGTTTATTAATATCACCAACAAAGAATTGCAACAACAAATAATTATGGAATTCGAAATGGTTAAACAACACGACGTTGATAAGGACAACAAATTAATGATTACACCAAAAGATAAAATCAAACAATTGTTGGGACGTTCACCGGATATTGCCGACGCCTTAATCATGCGCTACTATTTTGAATTAAACAAAACGAAAATTTTATATTTCGGTTAACTTAAAATTGCGACGCTTATATAAAAGAATTTTTTATTTTTGTAAATTCAACATGAATTTTAAAACGCTAAATAAAGAACACAAAGAAATTTTGGACGATTTTACAAACGACGTCGAAGGTTTCATTTATAGAATTACGGACGACCAAAACCACAAAGCGTTCCGATATTTCAAACCCGTTATAACAAACGCAAAAACATTACACAACAACATTGGCAAAGAATTGAAACAAATGGACATTTTGGAATCGGATTGGATTTATATGTTTCCAAATTATTTGTTGTTTGCCGGAATTGGATTTGCGGCCGGAATAAAAAACAAAGACAACGAACAATTCATTGAATATGAAACGGAACAATTGTTTGAATTAATACGCGAAACAATTAACGATTTGGAATTTATGAATGACAAACGCATTATGAAAAACCAAGTGACGAACCAAAATAAAAAACCACAAACAAAAAAACAAAATGATTAATTTAAAAGTCGGCGACCAACAATGCAAAATTCCGCAAGCGTGGAACGAAATCAATTTAAAAAATTACACAAAAATTTATGAAATAATAAATCAAAATATTTTTGTAGAACCAACGGAAGGCAACGAACCAACAACCGACGCGGACATCAAGACATTAAACACGGAACGCGGGTTGCACAACATTCGAATTAATCGTCGCGTGTTTTCCGAATTTACGGGAATTGACAAACACACAATTAATCAAGTTGACGGAAACGAAATGTCCGAAACATTAATGTTAATGTCAAATTTTTTAAATTCAGAAATTAGCGCAAAAGCAATTGAACCGGAACAAAAGAAATCCTTTTCTTTAAAAGGAAAACAATATTTTTTTCCAATTGCTAAAATGAAAACGTCAACGTTCGGCGATTATATAGAAGCTTCGCAATTGGATTTGTTGGCGGAAAAAAACAAGGCCGGACGATTCGGAGTTATTGCCGAACAAATGGCGGTGTTGTGTCGTGAAAATGGTGAAAAATACGACGAACAATTAGTTGCAAAGAAAACAAAAATGTTTGGTGATTTAACAATGGACATTGTTTGGGAATTTCTTTTTTTTTTGACGAAACAAACGAACACGTTAAAAAAACATTCCCAAATGTATTCAAAGGCGGAAATCGAAACGACAACCGACACGCAACAAAACATTGGGACATTGTAAAACCATACGGTTGGTTAAATACATTGTATGACGTTGCGAAGGCGGGGTTGTTTACAACACAACCGTTGAACGCAATTGAATCAGTAAAGGCACAAAATATTTATACGGTGTTTACATATTTAAGTTGGAAGTCGGCGCAAAACGAATATGAAAACGAAGTTAAAAAAGCAATGCACGACGAAGCGGAACAAAAACAAAAAGCAAAAAGCAGAAAACGAAAATGATTATAATTGAATGGATAGGTTGGACAATTGGCGTTTGTTCCGTTGTGGTGTTTGTGTTGGGAATAGCAATTGGAATATATGTTTCAAGTCAAATCAAAAAAGCAATTAACAAAAACATAAAACAATGAGTGCAAACGTAACAACAAATTTAATCGTTGACCGAATGAAATTTTATTGGGTTAATCAAACCGGCGGTGGTGGATTTTATTTTGGTTGGCCGCAAGAGGTTGACAACATACATTTAAAAACATTGCCGTTATTAGTTTTGAACCCGCCGGAAATTACTTTGTCGCCGAAGACATGGAACACAAACACAATTTTAAACAATTCACATTGGACGTTTATTGCTTACGAAGTTTTGCCGACAGAATACAATGTCACGGACGATTTAATTATTTTGGAATTTTGGGACACATTAGAAGACAAGGTTTTAAATTGGTTTTACAATTGGTGGTATTATTACGAAAACGTTTTGGGAATTGAATTTGTATTAACGTCACCAATTCAAATCACTAGAATTAAAGAAGCGTCCAACGATAGGTTGTTGGGTTTAAAAGTTACATTCGGATTTGACTTTTATAGATATTGCGCGACCATTTCCGATTTTCCAAACATTTCATAATGGACATGTCAAGAGTAAATACAATCGCGGTTCAAATTGAATCAATTTTAGGGCAACAATTAATTGCATTAAATCGAAGTGCGTCCGGCGCATTAATCAATTCATTGCAACATGAAATAATTGGCAAAGGTGAATTTGGGTTGGATTTAAAAATTATGGCATGGAACTATTGGCGCGTTGTGGAATACGGCGTTCCGGCGGCCAACGTTCCGTTTGACGCACGGAAACGAAGTGGTGCGGCAAGTTCGGAATATATAAAAGGATTGATTAGTTGGGTTAAAACAAAGGGAATGGGGTCAAGTCAAGACGCGATTCGTTCAATCGCCTTTGCAATTGCAACAAAACAAACATCAACAAGTCGTGGCGGTTTTGGATTGGGAAATCCAATGAATAAAAATAAATTGGGGTTTGTTAAAAAATCCGAATTATCAATAAACAATGAAATCAAAAAGATTTCAAAAATATATGAAAACGAAGTGTTGAAAATAATTGGACACGAAATTCCAACCCAAATCGAAATTATAATTTAAAAATAAAGACATGGCATTTACAGTTTTTGCGCAACCTTATACACTCAAAATGTGTTCAACAATTGTTCCGTTAGTTTGGCAAGTATGGGAAGACACGGCGGACACAACTAACATTATTGCTGAAGGGTGGTGGATTGATTCTACGTCGGGAACACCCGTTCACGCCCAAGTTGGCGGCCAATATAGAATGGCACCAAAATTAAACGTTCAATATCAATGGCGATTTGACGGTTCGGAATTATTTAACACGCTAACAAAATTCACATTGGACGACGCACCAAACAATTGGAAATTGGGGTCAATTGACGGAATTATGAATTCAAATGAAATTTGGGAAAACGTTATGTCTTACGCAATTTATTGCAAATTTTATCGTGAGTATTTAGACGCGGCGGACGGATTAATTAAAATTGACCCAACGCCATTAACCGCTTTCACAACAATGTGTTGTGAAGGTAGTCCCGAAAAGGATTGGTTGGTTTCAATGGTTGATTCGAATGGATATTTGGCGGGAGAATCCATTTTTGAATTTTTCGACGCTGACTATCTAACGGGCGCGTTGGGAACGGGTAAACGTTATTATACAAACTATCCAATAAAAGTCCCGACGGCCGGTTTGTTGACGGGACAACCAACGTCCTACGTTACAATCCACGAATCCGAACAATATATGTTGACGTTCCGTGCGAAAAAAACGGTGAATGGTGGTGATTTAACTAGCACCTACCGTTGGACAATTTCAACCTATGACGAAGCCGGTGTTGCATTGGGAACACATGTCGATTACATAGAAGAAGACACCAACCTTCAAACAATATCGGTTGGATTTCGCGATATTGTCGATAACTTAACACCAAACGGAACGGAGGCGGCGGGGTTCACGAACGTTGCTAGTTACTCATTTATTTTTGAAAGTTGTTCGTTAGTCGGAACGCCTTGCACGAATTGGGTGCAAGGATTGACAAATTATTCTTTTAAAGTTTCGCGGAAATGTATTACGAACGGCGGTTATTTACGATTTGCGTTTAAAAACATGGCGGGTGGTTTTGACATGGTAACAAGTGACGGAAAATTCACACACAAAACAAAAAACAAATTCGAAGATTTCGAACAATCATTAGGTTATGAGGATTGGAACAACCCAATGGATTTTGGAAATTCAAATTGGGCAAATCAAAATGTCGAACGATACACCGTGACAACGGAATTAAAGAAAAAAGAAAACGCGATTCATTTTACGGAAATGCTATCGTCAACACAAGTTTATTTGCGCGTTCCAAATGAAAGTTATAAAAAAACCATTTACGACGATTCCGAGCTTGCCGCGTCCAAACAACCGTATTTTTTCATGCCAATTGTAATAAAAGGCGGAAACACCAACATTGAATTGTCGCAAGACAATTACGCGTCCATTAAATTTTCATTTGAAATGGCCGTCAACCAACGAAATCCAAGATATTAAAAACAAAACAAAATGGCGCAATATTCACCAAATTTTGAGTTCCAAATATTTAACGCGAAAACACGCGAAAGTTTCGATTTAGACGTTGAAAAAATAACGGATTTTCCATTGGCGTTAACTTATTCAATTAAAGATGTCCAAGACCCGTCTTCGTCAAAAGGTTCGTATTCAAAAACATTTTCAATTCCGGCAACCGGACACAACAACACCACATTAAAAGGTTTGTATTCAGAATCGCTTTACGATTCACACTTATACGTCGAAGATTACGACGCGTTGATTTTCATTGACGGAATGTCGGTGTTGTCCGGAAAATTTCAAATCAAAGGAACAAAATATAAAGGCGTTGCGCAATCCTATGAATGTCAAGTGTTTGGCGAAAATTTTAAGTGGGTTAATGCGTTGTCCGAATTAAATTTGTGCGACATTGATTTTACGGCCGGAAATTTTTTCCCATTAGCACCCGTAATCGCAACGTTTGACCGCGACGATATTATGGACACATGGGAATTTGGCGAGGCCGGTGATATTCAAGGCGGGGTTCAAACACATTTTATTTATCCATTAGTAAACACGGGAAAATGGAATTTTGAAGACGCGTCAACCGGCGAGGGAATTCCAACGCCGTCCGATATGTCACCCGCATTTTATTTTTACAACATGTTGAAATGTATATTTGCCGCCCAAGGTTACACATTGCAATCAGATTTTTTTGAAACGTCGTGGTTCAAACGTTTGGTTTCATTTATTCCAATGGAAAGTTTTGTGAACAATCCGGCAATTATAATTCAATATTCATTCGAATATGACACGAACGTGTCAACGCCATGGAAGACGCCGTTAGACTACTATCATCAAACCGGCGCGGATTTAACATGTCCAAGCACCGGCAACGATTGGCACGGACAAAGTTATGGGTTAACATTAACATGTCCAACGTGCGACCCGTCCGGACAAGTTACCGACCAAGATATTACGCCATTTATTAATTCGTCAACCCCGTTCAATGTTGATAGTCAACCATTTGACGACCCAATTTGGTTGGCGGGTTGGTATTGGGGGAATTATTCATTTTATTTGAACAATGGAATGTTTCAAAGTCACAACACACCATGGGCAGGGTTGAACAATCCATGTTTAATGATAAGTGGAACAACGATTTCCGAAGCATATCCGTGGCGAACATTGGGACACGATTGGTTTTGTGTTGATTGTGAACCGTGGTATTACAACCCCGCGATTGGTTTTCCTTATCCTTATCCGTATTTGGACAAAAAGGAAATTGAATGGAAAGACACGTCAATGTTTCAAACAACATATCATGGAATTTATGAATTTTCCGGTTCAATGACATTGAAAATGGACAATGATTACGAAATCGACAACGACGTTGCAACATACGACCCATGGCCAACCTATCCAACATCAGGAACAACGCCAGATATTCACGGAACAATGAATGGCGGTGTTGATTTTTTGCCACATTTTAACATTAGCGGAACGGACGTTTATACGGGAACGGCGTATGATTTCACTTTGTATTTAATGCACTACAAACATTCAACACGTTCAACACACACCGTCCACGTCGAAAGTTTCCGGCGTAAAAATGCCAACAATCCAATGTCGTCGGCCGCGCCGCCTTTACAAAATAATTTTGCGTTATTTAATGACCTTTATCCATTAACAACGGGGGTTTCCAATTTAAGCAAAAAATTGTCATTTTCGGGAATTCAAATTGACATTTTAAACGACGAAGACCGCGTTTTTCTTTATGGCGAAGTTAACGCCGTTGGAATGACCGCAACCAATACGGCCGGTGAAAATATTTTCCAAACGTGTCAAATGAAATACAAAGCAAGTGGACAAGAGTTTTCCGGAACAATTGACCCGTTAATAATTCCGGGCGGTTCGGTTGATTTGGAATTGTTGTTGCCGTGCGACACGTCACAATTGGATTGGGTTAATGGTTTGACAGGGTTGTTCAATTTATTTTGGCAATCGGACGAATCGAGCAAAACGATTATTGTCGAACCGCGGGACATGTTTTTTAATGACATTTTCGGCGACGGCGAGGGCGCGATTGATTGGACGTTAAAATTAGACCACGGAAAACCGCAAATAAATAAATACATTTATGATTCATTGAAACGAAATCTTTGTTTCACTTATGAAAACGATTCGGCCGACGTTATGGTTGAGGAACGAAATCGACGACGTGGACAAATTTGCGAATTGGGTTCACACGCGTTGAATTTAGGTGAATTATATTTAAACGACGACCAAAAAATTGGTTCGGATTATTATTCGCCAACATATATGTTTTATGATAAAACGGTTTCCAACAACATGGGGTCGTCCGGAAAACAACCATTTATTCCCGTGATACATTCGGAATATTCGTCCATTTGGGCAACACAATTGAACGCCGGATTGCCGGACAAATTAACCGAATTCGCGCCACGTCTTTTGGTATGGTATGGCAAACAACCAATCAACCAAGCCGACGGATTAACAAGCGCAAACACATGGCGTTGGGGTTACGACAATTTAGCAACACCACATCAAGATTTGCAATACTATCCGTTCGCCGGAGTTTATTGCGACCAAGACGGGTCATTGGGAGGAACACTAACAATGGGCGCAACCTTATATAAAAATCCGTCACTTTATTTTGAACAAAGCGAAATCAACGTTGTTCCAACCGCGCCGCCCTATGCTTTAACAAATGGGCTTTATCAAATGTTTTGGGAATATCACATTTTGTCATTGTTGAATCGTCCCGTTGTTAAAATGGCATATTTTAAATTAACACCAAAAGATATTGCAAGTTTAAATTACCGACGATTAATTTATTTAGAAGGCGCGCAAGCGGACACTTATTGGATATTAAACAAAATTATTGATTACAAGGCCGGAAAAAATGAAGTGACAAGGGTTGAATTGTTTGAATTTACAAACACGCGGCCGGTTAAAACGTCGAAATTGTCCAAATCATTTGGCGCAAATTTAACACCACAATGGACGGATTTTAATTCGCAATTAGTCCAAGACGGCGAAATCTTAGTTGAACAGAAATATTTAACGTCTTCATTGCAAATTGCAAACCAAACGTTTATTAATACGCCAACAAATCAAGTTCAAAAATCCATTGCAACCGGAACACAATTGGGCGTGTCCGCTTTAAATTCAATTTATACAAGTGACGGAACAAAAATTCCAACACAATTGGGTGTTACAAGCGGAAACATTGGAAACAATTATAATGTTGGCGCGGGCGGAATATCAATCGGAAACAACATTCGTTCAACAAGTGGAAACATTACGATTGGAAACGGGAACAATCCATTTTCAACACAACCGATTCAATTAACACAAAACGGAAAAACGGCGTTGGCAATTTCGTCAAATGGTTTAATGTTAGAAGGTGGCGGCGGTGTTGTTTATTATGAAAATAGAGGTGGCGAAATAATGGAAGTTTTAACCGGAATTCCGTTTCACACAATGTCAGGATTAGGAACACCGGCGTTTCAATATGTTCGTGTTTTATTAAGCGAACCAATTATTTAAAAATAAAATTATGGCAACATTAGACACAATATTAAACATTCGGGTTGAAGGCACGGATTCAATGGTTAAATTAAAAACCGAAATTGATAAAACGGCAAAAGAATTAAAAGAATTACAAAAGGAAGGCAAAAAAGCCGGCGACACGCAAGCCCAATATACGGCAAAAGTTGTGACGGCCGAAACAAAATTAAAAGGATTGCGGGGTGAATTAAACAAAGGGAAAACCGAATTGATTAAAAATGCAAAAGCGGCCGGCGATAATTCAAAAAGTTATAATTCATTAACAAAGGCAAACGCCAAATATTCGCAAGAGTTGCGGAAATTGGCCGACCCAATGGGAAAAAATAGCAAAGCATTTACGAAATTGTCCGGAAAAATAAGAACAAACACCGACCAATTAAAGAAAATGGACGCACAAATGGGACGTCACCAACGGAATGTTGGAAATTACAAACAATCATTAACAAGTGTTGCAACGGGAATTGGTGCGGTCATTATTGCGTTCACCGCATTTCAACGTGTTTTGTCAACGTTTGTTGATTTTCAATTTCAAATGAAACAAGTTGGTGTTATTAGTGGCGCAACAACGGAACAATTGCAAATGTTAACGGACACCGCAAAAGATTTGGGTTCAACAACCGCGTTCACCGCCGGTGAAGTTGCCGCGCTGCAAACGGAATTGGCAAAATTGGGTTTTGACGCAACGGAAATAAATATAATGACCGAAAGTGTTTTAAATTTAGCGTTTGCATTTGATAAAGATTTGGCGGCAACCGGTGAAACGGTGGCGATTGTTTTAAATTCTTATAAAATGGAAGCGACGGAAGCCGCCCGTGTCACGGATATTTTAGCGACGGCATTTGCGTCAACGTCGTTGGATTTGGAAAAATTTAACACGGCATTTCCGAAAGTTGGTGCGATTTCAAAACAATTAGGGTTTTCATTAGAAGGGACAACGGCAATGTTGGGCGCATTAACAAACGCGGGGTTAGAAGCGTCAACGGCCGGAACGTCTTTGAAATCAATATTTTTGGAATTGGCAAATGAAAATTCCAAATTATCACAAAGGTTGGGCGGTTCGGTGAAATCAATTGACCAATTATTGCCGGCATTAGACAAATTATATAAAGACGGAACGGACGTTGCCGACATGTTAAATTTAACCAACAAACGTTCGGTTGCGGCCTTTGCAACATTAGCGTCCGGCGCACCGGAAGTCCAAAAATTAACAAAATCATTTGAAGAATCAAGTGGAACGGCTGAAAAAATGTCCGAAGTAATGCGCGATTCATTGAAGGGTTCGTTGGACGAAACAATGTCGGCGGCGGGTGGTTTTGTAATTGAATTAATGGAAGCATTAGAACCCGCATTAAATCTTATAATTGGCGCGGTTGGATTGTTGTTTTCGAGTTTATCATTTTTGGTTGAAAATTTCAAATCGGTTGCAATTGGTGCGGCCGCGTATGGTGTTGTTTTATTAGCAACGGCCATAAATTCGGGAACATTAACGACCGCAATGATTGGACAAAAAATTGCGCTTTATGCAAGTGCCGCCGCGACATGGGTTGCGGACACGGCGACCAAAGCATTTAGTAAATCAATATATATGAATCCAATTGGAATTTTTATTGGTTTATTGATTACGGGAATTTCGTTATTATGGGATTGGGGTTCGGCGTCAAGCGACGCGGCCGGTGAACAAAACAAGGTCACGGAAGCCGTTGCGGAAACGGCCACGGAGTTAACCGAATTGGAAAAAATAAAAGAAAAATATCACAAAAAACAATTAAATGAATTGGCAACCTTAAAATTATTGACGAAACAAATTCAAGACAGAAATTTAACCGACCACGAACGCATGATGAGTTTAAAAGAATTTAATAAGCTTGCCGGAACAAATATCCGAAACTTAAAGGACGAAGCGCGATTGCAAGATATATTGACGGCCGCAATGGAATCAACAATTGACGCAATAAAAAGACGAATAATTTTGGAAAGTTCGTCCGAAGAATTGACGGTCTTATTAGAACAACAATTGGCATTGGATTTAAAAATTGAGGAATCATTAGACCAACAAGCGGAAAACACAAAATCCGTAATTGTTGAAACTGAATTGTTGACCGCAGCCGACATTGAAAGGAAGAACGCGGGAGTTCGAAACATCAACAATTTAATTTTAGCCGGAAAGGAATTGGGCGCGCTTAACACACGGGGTCATAATACCGAAGAAGCAAATGCGGCGGGTTTTAGAGGCATATGGCAGATGAAATATCAAGTATTAAGGAATTATTCCAAGGCCGCAATGGGTGACGGTTATATGTCCGCCCAATTATACCAACAAGAAAGCGTTTTAATTAATGCAAACATTACGGCGTTGGAAAACAAATCAATGGCACTAGAAAATACAACTTTAAAGACCGAAAATTTATTACTGTCAGAAAACGCGCAACACACAAATGCGTTGGCATTGCGTATAAAAGTTGGTGACGTATTACAAGCAAATAATAAATTACACGCAACCGAAGTTAAATTGCAAACAAAGTCGGACGCATTAGAAGGTCAAATAAATACAATTTACGAAGCGCGTGAAAAGGCATTAAACAAATTAGTTCCGTCAACGAAAAAAACCGGAAAGTCGGCGAAGGTTGCAAAAACCGCATATCAAAAATTGGCCGGCGAAATTGGGGTTTATGACGCGGCATTAAAAAAATCAGTAACGGAAGGCGAAATTGAAATGAAAACATTTGTTAATTCCGAGGAAGCAAAAGCAATGTCCGTCGAAGACAGAAACAAACGGATTGCAGAAATTGAACAAAGGACGGCCGACAAAGTTGCGATTGCAACGGGGTTAATAAAGCGAGCAAAAGCGGATTTAAAAGTTGTTGACGATAAGTTGGCCGAAGCATACGAAATAATAAATTTGAAGACCAACGTTTATATTAATAGTTTAAAAGAGTTGGCGATAAAAACGCAAGGACAAATTGATATTGACAAACGACAATTGGTCGTCTTGCAAGAGTTAGAAGACGCGGGCGCGGACGTCGCAAAGCAACGAATAACGTTGGCATTAAAAATCGCAAAAACCGAATTGGATTTGGCATTGAAAACCGCCGAAGCGTCCGACCTATCAACCGACGCACAAATTGCAAATATCAAAAGATTGCAAGGCGAAATCGAAATTTTTGAAGAATTATTGGAAGACAAAGAATTAGACCCGTCCGGATTTTTAAATAAAGTTTTGTTTGGTTCAAATGAAGACGGCGAAGGGTTCACCGGTGAAGATTTAATTAATTCAATCCAAATTGGATTGGGCGTTGTGTCCGATATGATGTCAAGTTTTAACGAATTGCAAAATCAAAAATTAACAACACGGTTGGGTGTTATTACAAAGGAACGGGACGCCGAAGTTGAATTGTATAAAAATTCCGCACAATACGAAATCGACACGGACGAAGAACGGTCAACGAAAATCGAAACCATAAAAAAGAAACACGACGACGAAATGTTGGCATTAAAAATTGACCAATTTAAAAAAGACAAAGCATTTCAAAAGGCGCAGGCCGTTATTGGTGGCGCAACCGCCATTATGAATATTTTAAAAGGACAAATTACGGGCAACCCGTTGGCGGACGCAATAATAAAAGGAATTTTAATTGCGGCAACAATTGCAACAACAATAATGCAAATCGCAACAATCAACGCACAACCCGTTCCAACGGCCAAATTGGGTGGCGTGTTGGACGATTCATTTTTTGCTGACGGGGGAATGGTTGTTGGAAAATCACACAAACAAGGTGGTGAAAAATTTAGTGTTGGCGGACGTGTCGCCGAATTAGAAGGTGGCGAAGCGGTTATTAATAAACGTTCAACGGCAATGTTCAAACCAATGTTGTCCAAAATGAATGTTGCCGGTGGTGGAAAAAAATTCGGAAGTGGCGGAATGGTATTTGCCGACGGCGGAATGTCGTTTGACGCCGACACCATGTCGAACGAATCATTTATTGCCGACGCATTAGTTGACCAATTAAACAATCAACAAGTGTTGTTGGTTGAAGCGGACGTAACACAATCGCAAAAATCCGTTGAAACAATCCAATCGCGGGTTTCATTTTAAAAAATAAAACATGTTTATAGTAGATAAAAAGACACAACAAAAAAGAATGGCAATTTGTAAAAAATGCGACAAGCGTTCAAATAAATTTTTATCGTTGTTTAATTATGATTCGTGTTCACTTTGCAAATGTTTATTAAGTGCAAAAACAAGCGTGTCAAAAGAATTTGACGGCAAATGTCCAATTGGCAAGTGGTAAAATAAACATGTCTTTGTTAAAAAAAACTTTTATTTATGACATTGCCGACCTATAAAAAAACTATTTTTGACACAATGGGAAACAAACAAACCGAATTTATTGCAAACACCATAACGCCGGAAGACCGCAAGGACGTCGAACGTTTAATGAAATTGTTTATTAAATACAAAGACGCACGCGGAAATTGGAAAATTCCAAATAAAGAAGGCAAAGAATTATTGGTTTACTTTCAAAAATACGTTGATAGGAACGCCCGCCCAAATATTTTTGGTTGTGGTGGTTGTGCAAAAAAAATGGTTGAATATATGTTTTCAATCTATCGATTATGGCAAAACCAAACAAAATAAGTTTCATTGTCGATTTTATCGACATTATTTGGAATGAAGTCCAAACGCGATTTGGTGAACACGCGACAACAAAAGACGTTGTTTATCATTTAGTAGAAAAAGGATTGTGCGAACCAACACGAATCCGAAATTATTTAATCATTTATGATTTTGATACTATATTAAGACAAAACGAGGGTCATGTTACACACACTTTTATGGATTTGTCCATTAAATACGACCTATCAGACCGCCAAATCCAAGGAATTGTATACAAATACCGTCCAAAATTCACCAAAAACGAAACAATTTTGGGTGATTACAAGGTTAAAATCAAGGAAAATCATAAAAAAACAAGGAAAAAAAGGGTTTTAAACTATTGATTCACTAGGTTAAAAGCAAAAAAAGTTTAAAAAAGTAAAAGAAAGTTTGATTTTTCCATTGTCAAACGGGTTTTTCTTGTATCTTTACAGTATTAATAAACCAAAAGAAACCAAAAACATGACAAATTCAATCACAATCGCACAAGGGCAAAAATTAAGAACGGAAGGATTCAATATAATAACGAATCGAAACTTTACAAAAGTTTTAAGATATTCAAAAGAAACTTTAAAGCAAGGCAAAAACGAAAAATTATTCAATGCAATGATAAAAGTTGTTTATACGGCGGAAATGCAAAAAGCGGCATGGAATACACATTGTAAAATAAACAAAATTTAAAAAATAAAATTCCAAAACAAACTTTAAAAGACACGGGCAAACACCCGTGTTTTTTTATTCCTATTATTTCGTAAAAGAAACTTTTATCATTTCTATTTTTGTCGCAATGGCAAATTCAAATTGGTTCGATATTCAAAACAACGCAAAATCCGACACGGCGGACGTTTATATTTATTCCGAAATCGGAAGTTTTGACGTAAACGCCAAATCATTTATTGACGAATTAAAAACAATCAAGGACAAAAACATTGACGTCCACATCAATTCATTGGGTGGTTCGGTTTTTGACGGATTGGCAATTTATAACGCATTAAAAAACCATTCTAAAAAAGTGACAACGAAAGTCGAAGGAATCGCGGCGTCGATTGCGTCGGTTGTTGCAATGGCGGGTGACAAAATCGAAATGGCGGAAAATTCTTTGTTTATGATTCACAATCCATTTGCAATGTCGGGTGGTGACGCCAACGAATTAAGAAAAACCGCAAGCATTTTAGATAAAATTAGAAATGAAATTGCGTCAATTTATGCGTCGAAATCAAAACACGATTCCGAACATTATATTAGTTTAATGGACGTTGAAACGTGGTTCAATTCGGACGAAACATTGGAATTGGGTTTGATTAATGGAATCACGCAACCAATAAAAATCGAAAACAATTATGATATTTCAAAATTCGAAAATATTACAAGCGAACAAATAAACACAATTATTAATAAATCAAAAACAAACGTTATGGCGAAAACGCAAAATGAAAATGTTGTTGAAACAAAAGAAGTTTCAAACGACGAAAGTTTAATTGGAAAAATAAAATCAATGTTGGGTGTTGTAAAAAATGCAGAAGGCGACGAAGACGAAAGCGAAGCGGAAAAAACGGATTGGGCGGAATCTTACGAAGAATTAAAATCAAGGGTTGACAATTTAGAAAACGCAATCCATGACATTGAAGAAAAAATGGGGTTGACGGAAGAAGTAAAAGAAGAAGAAGAAGAAGCGGCGGACGCAATGGCAAACGCATTAGCAAACGCGGATTCCCAAATTGAAGAATTAACGGCGAAAATTTCTAAAATAAAAGCCGGAAAAACGGACGTGACGCCAAATGGCGACCCAAGTATAATTGAAAACACAACAGTTGACCCAAACGCGGCATTTTTTAACGCAATGGTTGCAACCTTAAAGCGTAAAGCATAATAAAAAACAAATTAATAATCATAAAAAAATAAAATTATGGCAAATGTAGCATTGGACAATATAAGCGCAACGTATTCGGGCGCAAATTTTAGCGAATTGTTTTTAGAACCAATCTTTAGAGATTCGGATTTAATGCAATTTAGAGTTATTCCAAACGTAAAATATAAAATGAATCTTTATACGGCGGACGCATTATCATGTATTGTTCAAAAATACACAACATGTGGTGGTGACGAAAGTGGCGATTTTAATGTTAACGACAAAGTAATTACGGCGGGACGTATGCGTGTTGCGGTTTCACAATGTCAAGACGCATTTTTTGGAACGTATTTAGAAGAAAGTTTCAAAAATGGAATCAATGTATTTAATTTAGAAGGCACGGCATTAATGGACACAATTTTGGCAAACGTTAGACAAGGAATTGCGAGTGACATTGTAAAAATCGCATGGTGGGGTGACACGGCGGAAGCGGGCGCAAGTGCGGCATGTTACGATTCAACCGACGGTTGGTGGAAACTATTAAAAGCGGACGCAACGGTTGACGGAAACAAAGTAACAATTGCGAACGGCGTATTAACGGCGGCGGCATGTTTAACGGCATTGCGTGCAATGTGGGCAGCAGCACCAAGCGCGTTGCAAGGAGTTGACGCAAGAGAAAAAGCAATTTATTGCACACGTTCAATTTATGAAGGTTATTTGGAATCAATCGAAGACTTAGGAAACGCGGAAGGTTATTCAACGCTAGTTGACGGTCTTGTAAAAGTTTATTTCCGTGGCGTTGAGGTAATTCCAATGTATGGTTGGGACACGGCAATTTCACAACGAGCAATCGCGGACGACAATTGCGCATGTTATACGGCGAAACAAAATATGGCGGTTGGAACGGACACGAACGACCCCGAAGGTGAATTAAAAATGTTTTACGACGATTTGACGGAAAAAGTTTATGTTCGTGCATATTTCAAATTGGGCGTTCAGTTTTTACACGATTCAATGGTTCAAATAGGATATTAAAAAAAAAACAAATTATTAATAAAATAAAAAAATAGAATTATGAGTTTAACAACGGGACACAATGTAATTTGTTGCGATAGAAATAGACGTGGCGGATTAAAGGCAATACATTTAGCAAACACGGACGACATTGCGTCGTTCACATTAGACGCAACGGCGGGTTCACACGGATATACGGCGGTGACAATGACGGCGTTGGCGGTTTTCTACGCATGGGAATTTGATAGAGGGACGGCGGGTTTCACGGCGGCAGCAACAAGAGAAAACGGGTCAACATTAATTGAAGTTTCATTGGAATTTTACATTCCAAAAGTGACGGGAGTTGTAAACCATGATTTAATGGAATTGGTTACAAGTTGTGGAATAACGGCGATTGTTGAAAGTTATGCGGACGATTGTGGTGACGGTGCGTCATCACCAATTGCGGAAACATATTTGTTTGTGTTAGGTTGGGACGAAATTTTCGAGGAAACGGCATACATGGAATTTACAAGTGGTGAAGAAACAACGGGTGTTGGGCTGCAAGACGCAAACGGAACGGCGATTGTTATGACAACGCAACAAGGAGAATATCCAAGACAATTCACGGGAACAATTCCGGTTTAATAGTTATTTGATATTTGAAGCGGTTTCATAATTCAATTTGAAATTAAAATTAGATTGGGAACATTTTAAAAGTGTTCCCAATTTTTTTTGACACTATACAATTTTTTTGTATTTTAGCAAAAACAAATTAATCATTTAAAAAAAAACAAATGGCAAATTATAAGTTACACAAAGACGTTGCGGGTTCGAAATCATTTCGACACAACGGAACAAAATATTCAACACATTTGGTCAACCAAAAGATATTGAAAAAATTATATAATGACGGATTCGAATATGTTTCGGAATCCAAGGAATCCAAAAAACCCGCAAAAAATGAGCAAAAAGAAGACAACAACGGCAACGATTAAAGCGGTTGCACAAAAAGTTGGATTTACGAAGTTTGATATTTTTAATGTTGGCGTCAATGAAAAGGTGCGCGAAAATGTAGATTTAAAAAACTTAAAAACACCTTTTATTCCTTTTGGCGAAGACAATTTATTTCCGCAATTTTTGGCCGAAATCGCAAGACAATCACCAACGCACCGTTCAATCCTAGGTCAAAAGAAAATTTTATCTATTGGCAAGGAATTTCATTCAGAAAATCCAAACGTCCAAAATTTTATTGACGACGTAAACACCGGCGAATCAATGCGTGAAGTTTACGGCCGAATTATTGACGATTATTATTCGTTTGGGAATTCTTATATGCAAATTGTCCAACATAAAACCGGAATAAATTTATTTCATATTGACGCGACGAAATGTCGAGTTTCAAAAGACGAAAAATATATTTATATTCACCCAAATTGGGCAAAGTATGGAACAACAAAAGAAGACACGGTTATAATTCCCGTTTATCCAAATTTTGAAAAAAACACGTCAATTGTTCAATTTAAAGATTACGAACCGACATTTAATTATTACGGTTTACCGGATTTTGTGGCCGCAATGTCATGGTTGGCGATAGATTGGGAATTGCAAACTTATAATGAATCCAAGTTCAAAAATAATTTTACACCTAGCGCAATCGTTGAAATCAACGGTGACATGGGCGAAGAAGAAGCCGAAAAATTAGTAAAAGAAGCGCAACAAAAATGGACGGGCAAAGGCAATAATTCCAAAATTTTGTTTTTGGTTAAAAATGGCGACACATCACCGGCAAATGTTACGATTTTAAACGACGGTTCGGACGGTTCGTTTATGGAATTACAAAAATTGACGTCCCAAAACATAATCACCGCGCACCGTTGGCAACCGGCAATGTCGGGAATTGTTAGTTCGGGAAAATTAAGTTCAACCGGAAATGAAATTCGCGTTGCATGGGAAATGGTTATGGGAACAATCATTAAAGACGTCGAAGGGTTGATTTTTGGGAAAATTAAAAAAATAATAAAAGACAACACGTCGTTGGACATTGACGATTTCGAAATTATTTACGAACCGCCGGTTTCGTTTTTATCGGACATTGTTCCGGCAGCCGTTTTAACAATAAACGAACAACGTTTGGTGTTAGGTTTCGAAGCGACGGAATTTGGCGACATAATGTTGTCCACAAAAAAAGAAATATAAAATGGCAATTACAAATAATTATTTAGGATATGACCCAATAATCACACCGGCAAAAGTGATTGAATTGGCGTTCACAAATCAAAACACCGACCCCGTTTTAATTTCAAGTAATTTGATTCAAATGGCGGAATTGGCTCATTTAAAAAGCGCAATTGGTGATGACCTTTATTTGCGTTTAAAACAAGTATTAAACACCCCGCCAACGGGAACAATTACGGCGGCGGAAACCACTTTATATGACGATTGGTTAAAACCAACATTTGCGTGGTTTGTTCGGTTTGAAGTTATAAACGAAATCCAAGACAATTCAACGTCAAGCGGAATCGTTACGGCAATGCCGGAATTTTCAAAAGCGGTTGACGCCAAAACATTAAACGTTTACAAACAAGACACATATCGACGCGGAAATGTTATGTTAAAAGCAATGATTGAATTTTTAGACGAAAACGCAACGGATTTTCCGGAATATCAATCGTCGAATTCCGTTGATTGTGGGAACACGTCAAATAATGTCAGCAAACAACACGGAATGATTATTTATTAAATTATGCCATTACCGACACCAAATAAAAACGAACAAAAAGACGCGTTTATTTCGCGTTGTATTGAAACGGAAATAATGAATGAGGATTTCCCAAATTTAACACAACGGATTGCCGTTTGTGTTTCACAATGGGACAATAAAAACAAACCAAAAACAAAAAACAAAACAAAATAATATGTCAAATTTACACAAAGATTTAGAGGACGCACAAATTCATGTTCCAAAAGGATTTGCGGCGGCTTCAAACACAACAAAATTAACAAAAGACGGGACGGGCGCGTTGGTATGGGCAACCGATAGTGGCGGCGCGTCAAGTGGTGCAGTTGCAATTCACAATAAATGCGCACGGAATACGGATTTTCCAAATATGAACACATATTGTCAAGAATCCGCCGCCGGAAATAACGAACATAAATTTACAATAGATTTGGGCGCGTCCCCGACGGATATATTGCCAAAAAATACCATAAAAGGTGCGGTTTATACGGCAACAAGAGCCGGCGAAAATGCGGCGGGTTGGAGTGGACACGTCTATGGAACAGCGGGGTTGATTGTTAATTTTAAATTGTGGAAAGTGACATGGGGTGCGTGTCAATCGACGTCAGCCGTAAAAACACTTTGTGAGGTTGCAACGTCGGGCGATTTATTATTGTCGGGCAATAATACGCCAATTTGTTTCATTGTGTCGTCGTTTACAACGTGCGTTCCCGCCGTGGTTGTTGGTGATGTTTTTGTTTTGACGGTAACACCGACCGGCGATTTGGTAGGTAGCACGTTTTCCGTTGAAACAACGGTTCGATATGACGTTTAACTAAAAATAAAAATGAATTTACAAATGCAATCAATAATTGAACGGTTTTGTCCAATGACAATTTTTTTAAACGTTGGCGCAATTGGAATAAGCATGACGGAAATGGAAATGACACTAAAATTAATATCGTATTCGGTTGCGATAATTTGGACAACAATAAAAGTAATAAAAGAAATAAAAAATTGGAATGAGCAAAAGAAACGGCAAAAATAAAATCCGATTGGAAAATTTAAACAAAATTAATCAGATTGACAAAAGATTAAAAAGAAAAAAAGTTCGTGACAATCAAGACGAAACATCAAGATTAATTTCGCAAAGAAAAACAATTCAACAAAAACTAAAAACAAGTCGTTAACCAACAATTGCGACGATAAGATTAAACCAATGTTTATTTTTGTCTTATGGCAAAATTGAAATATCTTGTTATTCATTGTTCGGCAACATACGAGGGTGTTGATATACGGCCGGAACAAATCAAAGAATGGCACATGGGAAAAAATGGCCGTGGTTGGTCGCGTGTTGGTTATTCTGATTTAATTACAATTGACGGGGTTTTACACAATATGCACTTTGCAAAAGGGACAAATCCAAACGACGAAATAATCGAAAGTTCGGAACGAACATGGGGTGTTCGCGGTATTAATAGCGAATCAAAACATGTTTGTTATGTTGGCGGGTTGGATAAAAAGACAAAGAAACCCAAAAACACATTAAACAACGAACAATGCGACACGCTGCAAATTTACATTAAACACGAAATTTTGCGTCACCCCGACATTTTAGTTGCCGGTCACAATCAGTTTTCAAACAAGGCGTGTCCGTCTTTTATTGTTTCCGATTATTGCACACAAATTGGATTGAAAATGAAAAATATTTATTTCAATTAAAATAATTAATTAAAAAAAAATAGAAAAATGAAAAATATATTGGGTTTATTAACATCAAAAAGGGCAATCATGACAACAACAATGATTGTTTGTTGGATTGTTTTTGGTTTAAAAGGAATTAACAACGGGTCAAATTTAACGGAATTGGCAACATATTTCGCCGCCTTGTCACCATTTGTGATTGGTTATATTTACGGCGAAACGAAACGGCCGTCCGGTTGTTGCAATAAAGATGAAAATTGTAAAAAATAAAATATTAGCAATTTTATTATTGTTTGTTTTAACGGGGTGTTGTTCGTTAAAATCACCCGTTAATCGTTATGAATGTCAAAAGCAAAAGGCAAAGGAACAAATTTTTGTATTAACAAAGAAGTTTCCCGAATTGTTACAACCAACGGACACTATCCGATTGTCGGACACTATATTTTTCAACAACGTTTCGGTTGACACGTCTTTTGTTTTTGGCAACGTTAACGACACAATCATTATTGAACGCGATAAAATTAAAATCAAATACGTTCGCGTTGATTCGGTTGTTTATTTAACCGGCGAATGTATCGCGGACACGGTTTATATTACACACGAAATTCCGATTGAACAAATCATTGCAGAAAAACCGCCCATTTCAAAAGAAATGAAAAATTGGGCGTTTATTATTGCGGTTTTTTTGATTGGGTTTTTTGTGTTGAAACGTTTATTTAAAAAATAATTTTGCGGCAAAAACACAAACAATTTAGGCCGCATTGGACAACGGAATTGCAATCGTTGATTTTACAATTACGAAAATTTCCAAAACATATCCAAAAACATTGTTTGGATTTGGCGGTTCGTTCGGCAAATAGTGGAAACGAAATCATTTTTGACGAAAACAAAAAGGGCGCGACAATTGAAACGCCGCGTTCGTCAAGGATTCGAACAATCGACGATTTAATTAATCATTGTGAAATTGATTTGGACGTTTGGGAAATTGAACGTTATGTTGTGAACAAATGGGAAGTTGGGTCAAGTGTCGAAGGGACAATTATTGTTGAACCTTTGTTTCAAATAAAGGCGTGGTTAAAAAAGCACACGGACATTTTAAACATTAAAAAATTACGCGACGAATTAATTAATGAAGTTCAAACATTTGCGCCGAAATATCCAAAATTTAATTATAAAAAAATTGACAACGGACATTTGTTGGAAATTAACATTTTTGATTTGCATTTTGGCAAATTGTGTTGGGGGTTGGAAACCGGCGACAATTACGACACAAAGATTGCCGCCAAACGGTTTTTAAGTGCCATTGACGCCATTATAAAACGTTCAAAGGGTTATGACATCAAACGGATTGTTTTTCCCGTTGGCAACGATTTTTTTAATTCGGACACAAGATTGAACCAAACAAGCGCGGGAACACCACAAGACGAAGACGTCCGTTGGCAAAAAACATTCAAGGCGGGACGGGAATTATTAATCGGCGGAATTGATTTATTATCTAAGGTTGCGCCCGTTGACGTTGTTATTGTCCAAGGGAATCACGATTGGGAACGTTCGTTTTATGTTGGTGACGTGTTGTCGTGTTGGTATCACAACAACCCAAACGTTGACGTTAACAACGAACCAACACCACGGAAACATTATAAGTTCGGAAATTGTTTAATCAGTTACACACACGGAAACAATGAAAAAATTATTGATTTGCCTTTATTAGTAGCGTCAGAAGTTCCAAAATTATGGGCGTCAACGCAATTTCGCGAAATTCATATTGGACATTTGCACCATAAAAAGGAAATTAAATTCATGGCAACGCAAGAACACAAAGGAATGGTTATTCGTTTCATGCGTTCACTAAGCGGAACGGACGCATGGCACAATTTCAAAGGTTATAAGGGCGCAATTCAAGCGTGCGAAGCGTTCGTTTGGGACGAAAACGAGGGTTTAATATGCCAATTTTCACATAATTTGATTAAATAATGAATTTATTTTAACCTAGTAAATGAAAGTTTTTTGCATATTTAATGAAAAAAAGTTTGATTTAATAAAAAAACGTTTATCTTTGTCCCAACAAACGAAATAATAAAAACGATTTGTTAACGGCAATTTTGCCAAACCAAAAAAAACCAAGTTAAGATGAAAAAAACAACAACAACAAGTTTCACCAACAATCAAAGTTCAAAATTCCCAACACCATTGGAAGTTTTTAAAAAGAATGAAGCGGCAACAAAAGTTATTAAGGAAGTAAAAACAAATGTGTTCATGATTTTAGACGAAGACCGAATGGAAATCGTTAACCAAACATTTGGTTTTGAATATGGAAGTTTTTTCCATAACGAAAAACCAACGCCAATGTTGTTTGCAACAAAAAAAGAAGCAAACGAATTCGCGGCGGGAAAATTAGAAATTTGGGACATTGTAAATTCTAAGTTCAACCACAAATTCATTCAACACAAACAAAACACACAACCGGAAGTTGTGAAAGTTGAAACCGGACGAATGATTGACACGGACAACCAAGTGTTGAACGTGAAAATTAGATTTGGAAAATGGTTGATGGATTTCGGTTGGACAATTAACACAAAAACAAATTGGGTTCACACGGACAACGACCCAACACATTTGGACGGAATGGAAATTGAGGAAATTGTTTGTGACGCAATTGTTGAAGACAATCGTTCCCAACAAATCACAAAAGACGCACACATAATTTTGAACCATTTTGATTTTGAAGACGCGGTTGTTGGCAAAGAAATCGAAGACCGCAAACACATGATTGAATAAACAATAAAATTGACAAATACCCCGTTGCCGTTTGGCGCGGGGTTTTCGTGGTATAAACCAAAAAAAACTAATTATGAATAGAAACATGAAATGGATAAAAGAAGACGGCGGACGCAAGGACGCGTTTCCAAATCAAAAATTAAAAACACACGTTGGTGATTGTGTTGTTCGTGCGTTGTCAATTGCAATGGAACAAAAATATAAAACCACAATGAATGATTTGTTTGCGTTGGGGTTGGAATTGGGTTGCATGCCAAACACCGACCAATGTTGGCGTGAATATTTGTCGCGCAAAGGTTGGATTGAAAACAAGTTTGGAAAACAATTGGTTCGTATTAATTCAATAAAAATTCCGCGTGACCAATTTGTGTTGTGTCAAACGGCGGGACATTTGGTTGCAATTAATGACGCCGAATTATATGATACTTTCGACGCGCGTAAAAATTCACGTCGCGATTGGAAACGCGTGTTTCGTTATTATGTTGGCAACAAATCATTCAACGGTCTTTATTAAAAAAATATATGATAAACGCACATTCAAAAGAACGTCAAAAGCAATTGCAACAACGCGTTCGTGAATTAAAGAAACAAGGCGCAAAAGTTATTGAAGTTTATGTTTGTTTGTTTACGTCAAACATTACAATCACGTTTGAATATGAAGGCAAAAGACACGCGGCAAAATTAAGTGAATTTGCCATTGATATAAAAGAAACAATAAAAAAAATTAATTAACCAAAAAACCAAATTATTATGCAAAATTTATTTCGTTCAATTTACAACATTTTTAATCGACACCAAGTTGTCGCAACAAATCATTTATTAACCGGAATCGTTTGTGTTCACACGTTGGACGCGTGGCGTGGTGTTATTACTATCAACACAAAAAAAATAAGACAATGAAGCAACAAACGGAAAATTTAATAAACGAAGTAAAAGCGCAACAAAGTGCGCGAAAACGCGAAAAATCGAAAGTAATTGATTCCGAAACGTATTTAAAAGGAAACAAAAAGCCGATTCAATATTCGTGTTGCAACGACGAAATCACGCCAATGGTTAAAGATTACGGACATTGCCCGACATGCGGCGAACACCTTTAAAATAATAAAACAATGAATAAAAAATTTCACTACAAAAACCAAAAATCCGTTCCGTCACAAAAGACGGGCGGAACAATGTATTATTTATTTTTTAACGACGGCGAAAAATCATTCCGAACGTGCGTGGATTCCGGATATAGGAATTTCCACAAATGGGAACGTCTTATAAAAAACGCAACGCGTGGCGATATTGTTAACGGATTGCGTGTTGTTAGTAAAGGAATCATTGACGCCGATTCAACACCTAGTTATGGCGGAAATATTTATAAAAAATAGTTGCACAATATAAAATTTTTATTAACTTTGTAAAACCAAAAAAGAAAAAACCAATGGAAAATAAAAAAGTAAAGCGGGACGAATTAAAACGAATGTATTTGGATTTTAATTTGTGCGAATCGGACGTGTTTCAACACAAAAATTATTTAATATTAACCCGTTCGGGAATCGAAAAAATTATGGCAAAATCCGGTGTAACGGTTAGTTATGAAATCATAAAAAGTGAACCAAATTTTGCGTCCGTTAAAGCAACGTCACATTATAACGACAAAACGTTGGAAACAACGGGTTCGGCATTGCGTGGCGCAACATACAAGGACGGAAATACTTTGTCGCATTATGTTTTGGAAATGGCGGAAAAACGTTCAATGGCACGGGCGGTTCTCAAAATTTTAAATCTTTACGAATACAACGTGAAATCCGTGGACGAATCCGACGAATTTGTGGATTCCGATTATTAAAATAAAAAATTAATTTAAAACAAAAAACATGTTATTATTAAAAATCATTATTATTATTTTATCAATTATTTTTTTCGTTTTTATTATTGCCGTTTGTTTTTCGGCCGGTCTAATGCGTGGGTTGAAAATCATGTCCGTTCGCGATTTAAAGCGTTCGGCGTTCGAAACGGTTGTGGTTCAAAAAGTATTTAAGGACGACCCAAACGTTGACCCGTTTTTTTATTCCTTATATTTAAAAGATAAAAGAAAGGAAGAAGCGGACGCGTTTAAAAAAGAAGTTGTTAGATTGCAAAAGGAAATCGCCGTTAATAAAACTTTATCGAAGCCGCAAAAAAAGAAAAAAAGCAATGGCAAAAAATAAAAACGAAACTTTTATTGACGATTTGTTGGAAAATTTAGACAATCCAATTGTTATGGAAACTCATTCATATAATTATTTAGGATTTGTTGAATCATTAATATTAAATTCATTATTTCCGGTGTCCTATCAAAACCATTTGTTGTCAAAGATTGACGCCATGCGTAAAAATGAAATGGATTTGTTGGTTATTGAATTAAAAGAAAATCAAAAAATAAATGACCCGCAAAACCAATTTAAAGAAATGGCGAAGGCCGGAGTTTTTACAAATCGTTCCGACTAAAATTAAAATTTAAAATTATGACAAAAAACAAAGACAATCAATTTACAAAAACATTAAGATTTCACGGCGTTTCAAAACGTGATTTGGGAACGGAATTAAATTTGTCGCAACCAACGATTAAAAGTTATTGCGAAAATCCACAATTGTTTCGTTTGAACCAATTGAAAACAATTGGAAAATTAATGGAAAAAAACATAAATGAATTGGACGAATTAATAAATTCCGAAAAATGAAAATTTCATATTCAGAATTAACGGAAGGCAAAAAAAATAAAATTTTAAAAAACATTCAAAGACAAGGGTTGTCCATTAAGACGGCGGCCGAAATTTGGAATGTTTCAACGTCAACAATTAACAAAATATTCACAGAACGTTTTGGTTCGCGTGAACGTAAGGTTCAACAATTAAAAGACGAAAGGATTAATCAATTTACTAAAATCAAAAACAATGACTAGCAAAGAAAAAATTTTTATGAATGGAATTTTCGTTCGCGAAAAAACATTTGAAAACGGCGGTTCGGTTTTAAATTGTGATATTGTCAACGTCAATGAGTTTTGCGAGCAATTACAAAAACACGCAAAAGGTGACGGAAAAATTACATTGGAAATAAAATCAAGGCGTGAAAAAGCCGACAACGGATTGACGCATTATGTAGAGGTTTCGCAATTTGTTCCAACGCCAAAAAAAGAAACTAACAATTCATTTGAAACCGGCGACGACGTTCCGTTTTGATTTAAACATTTCGTATATTTACAAACTAAATAAAACCAAAAAAAACCATTATGAAAAAACAACAAGTCAAAGAAACCCGCCAATTTTTAGGAATTTGGATTCCGCGTGAAATTTATTTGAACCAAAAATTAAATTGGACGGACAAAATTTTGGTTGTGGAAATCAATTCATTAGACAACGAACGCGGGTGTTTTGCGTCCAATGAATATTTCGCCGAATTTTTATCAGTTTCAACAACAACCATTTCAACATCAATTTCAAAATTAAAAAGTTTGAATTTAATTGAACAAGTTTCTTTTGACGGCCGGACGCGAATTTTAAAGGCAGCGTTTAAACAAATAAAAAACCCGCCTTTAAATAAAGTTAAAGGCAGCCGCAAAGAAAATTTAAAACATAATAAAACAAACAATAAAACAATTAACATATCTAATATTGAAATCCGAAAATTAAAATTTATAAATGACATTTCTTTAATAAACAAAAACAAAGAAACATCAAAACAATTCGAATCATATTGGACGGAAGAAAATTCAAACAAAACCAAAATGCGTTTTGAAATGGAAAAAATTTTTGATATTAAAAAACGTTTTGCGCGTTGGGAATCAAACGAATTAAAATGGAATAAAAAAACAACCGAAGGCAAATCATATTATTTAAAGAAAAAAGGGGTGAACAAAACCAAACAAAACATTAACACATGGCAAGACGCGCGCACCATGTTGGACAATCTAAATTTGCCAAATGGAAATTAAAAACATTGACATTAAAAGGTTGCGCGAACAATGTGTTGATTTAATGTCGCAATCATACATGGAATTGGGACAACGACCAAGCAAAGACGACATTGTTTCGTTTGCATTAATTTTGGCAACCGATTTAAAAATTGATTTTCCAAATTTAACGTTCGACGATATACGTCAAAGTTTCCGGCAAGGAATTCGCGGTGGTGAAATTTTCCATTTGAACGTGCAAAATTATTACAAATGGATTAAAGCACACCGACAAATTATTTGGAACAACGAATCAATTGAACCACAACAACGGGACAAACGGTTGAATTATAGAAACAAAAAAGGAGTTGGAACAAAATCAATAGGCGAACACATTAAAAAAATTAGTTATGGCACAAAATGAATTGAAGGTTCAAATTGCCGTGGTTAATTGGTTGCGAATAAATTTTCCGGAAATTCTTTATTGTGCGTCGGCGGGCGGCATGCGAACGTCGTTGTCCGTTGCAAAGAAAATGAAGGCGTCCGGATATGTTAAAGGCATGCCGGATTTGGGAATTTTTCACCCAACAATGAAACACCATGGAATGTTTGTCGAATTAAAAGCCGATAAAAAAGGATATGCGTCAAAGGAACAAAAGGAATGGATTGAAATGTTGAATCGTCGCGGTTATTATGCGGTTGTTTGCAAGGGTTTTGACGCTGCAATCGACGAAATAACGGAGTATTTGAACGAAAATGTTTGAAAAAATGGGTGTTTTTTGTAGAAAATGAAAGTTTTTTTTAAACGTAACGTGTTGATAATCAAAGACAAACAAAACAATGTTAAAATAAATGAAAGTTTTTTGTATTATATGCAAAAAACTTGTATATTTACGCCATGAAAACAACAACAAAAAACAAAAGAATCCAATTAACATTCAGTATTCACGGCGATTGGTTGTTCGGCGATTCAAAATGGGCGGTGGTTTGCAATGAAACAACAATGTTAATTGGTTGTTCAACACGCAAAGAATGTCGCGATTTGAAAAACGATTGGACACAATGGGAATTTGTAGACCAAACAAGATTGCCGAAAGGACAAACAATTGAATTTTACGACAACAAGGGGTTAACGGAAACAATTGATTACGGCGAAAACACCGGACAAGATTGGCAGCCGACAACATACGAATTTTTAAAATAAACCAAACCAAAAAAAACTAATTATGTATATCAGTAAAAAACCAAACCAAAAAATCAAAGCAATTTTATTAATGGAATTTCGCGTTTACGGAAGCGAAAGAAATATCGGACGTCACTATTGTTTGTATGAAGACACCGAAAACAAAGATTTAATTTGTTGGACAAAATACAAATCCGAAATGTTGGAATATATAAAAGACAACAACATTAGTATTTCGAAATCGTCAAGCCTTACGAAATACGACGATTATATTGATTGGAAAAAACACGAACATAAATGTGAGGGTTATTATCAATTCAAGTTTCAAGTTCAGAAAAAAACAAAATCATAATGTCAGAATTCAAACAACAATTAAAAGACAACGACGGTTCACATGAAATTGAAGTTGATTCGTTAACAATAGACAACGAAACGTGTTCCCTTTATTACTTTAAAGACGCGGACGCAATCCAAATAATCTTTTGGGACGAACACCACGGCGACGAACAAAAATTCATTACAACGCACAAATTTGGTTCGTTCAAAGAATATGCAGAAAACAACGATTATTTAATAGTATCAACGGAACAATGGGACGCACAAACGGAATCAGTTTTTCAAAAATACGATTCAATAGAATTTGACGAATGGATTTATGAAGACAAAGCCGAAGATTGTTTGGTTGATTTTATGAATGATTCATTATTAATTCACGGGACGCAATATGTTAAACGTAGTTTGTGCGATAGGGTTTCACGTTGGGTCAATTTAAAAATGTATAATTTAAAGAATTTATAAAATGGAATTCACAACACACACAAGCGAACACAAGGAAATTGATTTTGATTTAACGGGGTTTGAAACATTTTTAAAAACAAACAAGGGGTTGAAAATTTATGAAATTGATTTAATAACAAACGCGGCAATAATTGATTGGCAATTTTATTTTGAAGCACGGTCATGGGGGGTCAAAGACGTTGGCGCATTTGCAACCCACGTTAAATGGTTGGACATTAATGTTGAGTATTGGAAAACAAAACAAGATTATGAAGACGGAAACGAAAATGAAATCAATTATGATTTAACCAACGACATTCAGGATTTCAAAGTTAATTCCGAAAACGATTCGGGCGGAAAAATGTTTTCGATTCAACGGGTTGAAATTGATTTTGAAGACAAAACAATTACAATAATTTTTTAAAAATGGAAATAATAAATTCAGAATTTAGAAAAAACGTTTTATCACTTTGTTGTGAAAAAAAGGTTTATTTAGGAACGCAAGATTGTTCCGGTTGTTTGAAACAATGCGCATTTGTAATTGAAAAACAAATTGCATTTCATAAATGGTTGTTTGAACAAAGCAAAGGACAAAGCAAGCCCGTTGAATTTTTAACCGAATTATTACGCACGCTATTAATTGAAGACCAAAACGCGTCGGCGTTTCAATTGTTAGACATGACGGATATTGGCGAACAACATTTCAATCGCGAATCATTAGGCCGTGCGGCGCAAATGATATACGATACAAACTGTAAACTTTTTTTTACAAAAAAAAATAATAAATTAAACTAAAATCAAAATCAAAATGGGAAAAATTAAAGCATTAGGAAAATCCGGAGAAGAACAAAAACGATTAAAGCGGTTGCACAACGAAAAGGAAGCATGGTATAAAAAAAACATACCTTTAAACGCACGCGACCAAATGTTAAAAATTTGCAATACGATTTGGACGTCAAGGCAACCGGAACAAATAAAGGGTTGTGAAAAAATGTTAACAACGTATATCAAAGCAAATGGCAAAGACAATATTGGCGTCACGTTTATTCAATTGGAATTGTCGCGACAAATAAGATTGAACGCGTTGTTTGCTAAAATGGGACAAGTCCAAACCGCATTGCAAAAAGAAAATGCAGCAAAGGCGGCGACACAAAGTAAAGTGAAATTTGACAAACCATTAACAACGGACGAATTAAAAGCGGCAAACATAAAACGGGTTGAAAGTGAACAAACGAAAATCATGAATAAAAAGATTAAACCGAATGGACAATAACAGCGTCAACGGGCGTGATTCCCTATGTTGCGATGTTATATTGGAAAAACAAACGTATTTTTACAATTCTTTAATTGGCGTTCGTTTTGTTTGTTTTCCCGAACGTCGGTTTTTTTTGGTTGAAGGGGTGGCGTGGTTGCCGCCCTTTCTATTTTCTATTAAACACAAACACAATGGCAAACGAATTTGACAAATATAAATCAAAAGACGATTTCAAAAAATACGAATCGTTAAATGATTATTTAGCAGAAGACAAAACAAAGGATTTCACAAAAGAAAAATTTGACAAAGTTATTACATTAAAAGTCACAAAAGAAACCTTTGACATGTGGGAACAATTATGCGACAATTGGGGTGACGTGTTAGGATATGACAACAAGTCAAAGATATTTGAATTCGCAATCGTCGAAGCATTGAACGTTCCGATTAGTTCGTTGGGCGGATTCAATCATGAAGGGTGGGACATTGATTAAAACATTTCTTTATTTTGTGAAACATATTTGAATTTATTTATTAAGTTTGCCAAAACGAAAATGAAACAA